GCCTCGGGTTCGTCAATGCTTGTTTGCACTGTGTGGGTGTTGCAGCTTGATGCAACAACGCGTTGTTTCGCGTGTGGGGCGCCTGCATCGTGTGTGCAGGTTAGACGGGCGCTCTCCATGGCGGAGTTGGGAGCTGCTGTCTTGCAAGGAACGTGGGCGATGAGCCCAATTGGGTTTCACGGAGGTGCTCTGGTCATGACCCAGCCTCTGTCTTCACTCCGAGTTCCGCATGACCGGGAGTGGCACGTGGGCTCAGGTGAGCCGCCGGGGGCTTGATTCCCGGATACGATGCAACACGCTTTCGTGCAAAGGGCTGTGTCAGTTGCCATCCTGGATTATTTTAGCGTGGTTCACTCCACGTCAGTCGCGGTCAATCCACAACCTGGACCCGCCTGGACCCGCCGGCCTCGTTGTAGGCCTCGACCGCCGCGCTTGCCCCGGCAGCAAAAGGAGCGAGTTGGGGCAGTCCCATTGCCACAAGAATGGCTGGGCTCACCCTCAACATGGCGCGCCCTGCACTCTTGACAAAGTTCCAGACGTCGCCCCAATGCATGGGGTTTTCGTGGAACTGCCTTTGCGTACGCAGGAACTGCACGGCGACCTTGAACTCTGCTTCAGAGATGCCTCCCATTCGCACCCCCGCCCATTGGTCGTCGGTCTCGAACTGGACGCTGTACGACGGCATGAACCCGAAGGACATGGCGGAGTAGGTAGTGCCGTTCGCGTCGGGGGTCACCGTGACCGCGATGACCATGATGCCATCCTTGGGCATGGGTGGTCCTGGGCAGGGAATGGCGCTGGTGGAGTTGACGCGGTTGTAGGTGCGGCGCATCCTGAAGGAGTCTTCCCCTGGCATGTGGATTCCATACATGCCCTTATCGGCGGGCGACGTCCACGAGTTGGCCTTCCTCGACAACACGGCCACGGGATCCACCCCACCGACCACTCCCGTGTCGACACTGGTGATCGCTTCAGTGAGGGACTCATTGCCAAGAATTTGGTACCCGACGCACATTCCATTGCGGTTCAGCACGTTGCCGGTCGGGCTCAAGAGCCCCGTCGCCCCGATGATGCGCATCTGAGTCAGCAACGTCTTGTGCTCGTTGATCTGCGGCAGTGACTGGTAAATCAGAGTGTTGCCCGGCGGATTGATGGTCTGGCTGTAGAACATCATCGGGTTGCTTGCAGTCACGGAGGTCACCATCAAGTTCACCGCGTAGTACCCCATCGGAAGCCCCGTCCACCCCACACTCTGGCCTGTGCCAGCGGTGAAATTGAGCTTGTCGAAAACCATGGGCGTCTCTCCATGACGCACAAGTTCGATCGAGTCGCTCGTGGTGGTGGTGCCACCGGCGCAGAAGAAGGTGAATGATCCACCCTCGGAAACAAACACCCACGCCCTCGAGTGGTCAAAGAAGGGGTACTGCATCAGGTCGGCCGCGTTTGGGGGAAGGGAATTGAAGAACCCCCTGCAAGGATCCATCTGGTACTGCATCGGGGACGCCGTGCTTGAAGAGGAGGAAATCTGCATGTACCCCACCCCTGGGTTGATGGTCCCCGCCGTCCTCCCGAACCCGTTGTTCGGGTACTCCCACTGAGTCAGCAGTGCCGTGCTGTTCTCCACCGTGTACCCGTATGCATGAAACGGGTCACGGGTGGTGAGAACGATTTGGGAGCCTGGCAAGCACACTCGCGAGCCTGTCGAGACAACGGCAGAGTTGTTCCACTCCACCGTCGCCTGCAGCTTCGATGCAACGGTGGGCCTCCCGTTTGTGTGGGAGTCGCTCACCAGCACTGGAGCATAACTCGAAGGAAGACTCAGACTCCCCAGAGCAGCTTGAGCTTGGCGTGAGAATTCTTTGGCTCCCAGTCTCCCAGCTGTCCGCCCAGCTCTGGCCGCGCTCGCGACCCTCGACCGACGCGCACGGCGGGATTTGTCCGGCCCAGGTTGTGGAGCTCGAGCACGGCTTTGCGACATGTCGCGCCGTTGACGGTTGGTTGGGGCAGCTTCGCCGCGGGCTTGTCTGGGGCGTGACCGCGCTGCCCTTCCAATGGCCTCCCCAGCTCGTTCTGCAGCTGCAATGGCTCGAGCGACACCGCCCGCACCTCTGATTGCAACTTGGTTGCCTTTCATACTTGTCCTCAGTCGTCGTTTTCGAAAAAACTGAGGTCGCCCCCGCCGAAGGGGGATCTCAGGTTCACCTTCTGAGTGTGAGTTTTCTGCCACCGGGAGCGCTGGAGAGCGTGAGGGTGTGGCGTCATCAGTTTCGGCCCTCAGACGACCGATTCGGCGTGACAAGTGTGCTGTTGCGAGAAAGGCTTCCATGCCGTCGGAGCCAGAATGGAGGAAGCTGCCTTCAATGGGCCCAAAACCGTCGCGTTGTGTGATCATGGCGAAGGTCGAAGTGGCGTGGATCCATGTCGAGGCCGCGTTCAAGGGGAAGTCTTGCGCCTCGAGGGGTGCGCGGTGGTACCTTGTGGTGAACCAGATCTTCCACTCGGGGTGTGGGGTGACAGGAGTCCGGAACTCAATCTCTCCGGTTGACCCCAACTTGACTACCCTATCGGTGGAGATCTGCGACACCATGAACCGCGCGATAGGTGGGATTGGGGCGTACTGGACCACGGCCGCACGGCAGACGCTTGACCACCAAGCCTGCGGGTCATCCTGCTTGGTGAGGCTCCACCCCATCCGCGGCAGGGCTCGGCCGAGGATTGGCACCATCGTGAGTCGGCGCTCATGGTCGATGACGCAGGGCCAGGGTTGACAACCTAGGAATGTCACGTCCAGGAAACTTTTCCTCGCCAGCTTCGCGTTCAACCCGTACGCGCGGAACTGTGCCTGCATCTCCTCCAGCTTCACCGGGTATTTCGGGTGGATGGCCAGCACAGTGTCGTCCCCGCTGGCCGCGATCCGAAACACATTCGGCAACTCGTCGATGGGGATCTTGTACACATCGACCATAACTGCGAGGTGGATGTAAACGCTCAGCAGTGTGTTCGCCAGGGTCGTGTAAGTCATCCCGCTCTTCATACAACCCCTCTGGCGCCACGTCATCGTCTCACTGCTTGAGGTGTAGTCAATCTGCGCGAGAATGGTGTCGAGACACAAGTTGTCAGCTCCGAATGCCTTCATGAATCGGTGGAAAGCGCGGAGGTAGCACGCGTGGTGCAGCCGATCGTAGTTGGACATGTCGTTGTCCAACATGGTCCACCCCGCTGCATTGAGCACCTCCAACCGCTCGAAGAATCGCCCGATTTGCACGTTGTTGAGCCCACTGGCAAAGAAAATGAAATTGTTGCAATGCCACTGCTTCTTGACGCTGTGGTAGGTGCGTTGCACGTGAGCTCCGGTCGCCGCGTTCACCCACTTCTCTTGGTAGTTGAGGCCGCGCGGCTTGATCTCGGAGAGATATCGCGCGTCCGCGGTGTCGAGGCGGGGGGAGTTGCGAGTCCCAATCTTCCCGACAAGCATCTCGAACTTAGGCATGAACGTGAACTGGGAGAACTTCTTGCTCGTCCTGGGGTTTTCCCCACGCAGCACTAGCCTCCGCAGCTTCCAGTACCCATTCTTGGCCGTCGCCCGTTTCTCCGGCTTCATGGCGTTGTAGTACTGATGAAGCGGGTACCAAATGCGCTTGGGCTTGAGAAACTTGCAGGCGCTGTAGAGCTGGCAGGGGAAGTTGTCATCGGATGGGGGCCGGATGCCGGTCTCTTGAACCAAGCGCGTGGCGATGGAGCGCTCAGCAGACGCGTCGGAGCAGTCAATTGCGACGGGGTAGGTGCGCCCGAACGCCACCCCGTAGAGCGTCGGCCCCCTGGCTTTGCCGTTGCGACGTGGCGGTCGCGTGCGGCGCAACTTCACCGTCTTGTCGAGCGGTGGTGCGGCAACGAAGTGGTGCACGGCCTCGAGCACGATGGGGGGTGTAGGCATGGAGGTCTCGGGGAGTTGCATGCCGCACAGAGGCTCCGTCAACAACGTTTCGCAATACCAGCAGCGTCCTTCAGGCTCGTCCTTGAGGTTGTTGCACAACTGGCAGCGATTTGCTGGGCGGCTGACGAACACAGGCGCTGATCCACGGCTCACCAGTTGACTGGCTTTGGTGACAGGGCGCGGCGGGCGTGGCATCGGGCAATCGACGTAGTGTTCAGTGTCGAAGTCATCCCGCAGCTCAGGGAACAGCGGATGCAGACGGCGCGGGTTTTGATCGACGGGTGCTCCAACCCAGTTGCTGAAGAACGCAGGCATATCGAGCCCAGTGAAGTTGTGCCCGCTCATCAGATCTGCATACCCGGTGTACCGCCAGTTGCTCCAACTTGAGCGAGGACTGGCCATGTGCGCCACCCCGGTAATCCACTCGACCGCCTTGCTCAAGAGCATACCACGCACAGTGTAGAACACTTGCATGACCGTGCTGGGTCGGAGCACCATCCCCATCGCCAGCCCGAAAATCTTCAACGCCACCAATCCCACGAAGAGTTTCGCGAGGAGCCCGCCAACAGCTAGCGTCACTTGGGCTGTGGTCGCATGCGTGAGCAAGGCCTGTTCGACCAGATCAGCATTCGGCCGTGACACCACCTCGCATTCGGACAAGAGCTTGGCCAACCGTCTCTTCTTGGCCAACCCCGTCGCGGTGAGCAAGATGCGCATGGTCCGGATGAGTGGGCGCTCCAAGAGGTAATGCCCGACATTGGTGGCGTGGAAGAACTTCAGCGCTGACCCCAGCATCGCGGTGCCCAAAAACGTGCGGACTGACCTGTTCTCCCGGTAGAAGCTGTGGAGAAAAAAAGGCCCAATAATGTTAGCCACTCCGTGGGTTACCAGCTTGGTTGTCGTCATGTGGGCAGCCTCTCCGAGGGTCACTTCGCGGACCTTGGGCGCATCAGTCAGCACGTCCCAACAAAGTTTCCACCGTTGGTTTCGAGTGTGCGCTTCCTGGAGCCTCGTTTGGAACAGGAGGTCCTCAGCCGTCACGTTGGTGTAATGCGTTGTCAGATTCGTGCTGAGTGCGGGTCCCTCGTGGTGCAACGCCTGCCTCCTGAGTTCTGCAATCCTGGCCGGGAAAGCGTCATCCGTCCAGACCTGCTTGATCAGCTCCTCCAGGTACCGCGCGAAGTTCTTGGAGTCGCGGATTTTCTTGTCAGCCATAAGCAGGCTGTGAAGATTCATGTACACCTGGTGCGAGTTTTCGACCGTCCGCGCCAACCCTGCCAAACGGAGTCCCTCGTTGAGGATGTTGTGTGGCACCATGATGTCGTCGTCTTCCTCACTTGAGTCACTTGAGACGTCGTCGTCGTCGGCCGGGGGCGGGGGGTCGGGGTCACAAGCTGAATCGACGTTGGGGCGGTATGGCGCGTTGTGAGCAATGGACAAATCAAACCGCGTCGTGTATGGGACTCGGCCGCAAAGCGGGGCATGGAGCCCGCGATAGACGACATAGGCGTGGTTGTTCATTGTCAGGATCGTGCACGAGTTGTCGGCGTTGAGGATTCGGCGTGCCTTGTCAATTGAGATCGAGGTGTAGTTAACAGTGGCGAAATCCAACTCCGAAAACGCGCCATTTGCACCCACGCTCAGCACTGTGGGGCAGTACAACGTGGTGCCGTTGAGTGTGGCGCCACGCTGAGTCAGCAGCAAAATGAGCGACGCGACCAGAACCCCACTGGGCAACAGTGGGATGTTGTAGGTCTTGAAGTCGGCGTGGTAGAGGTAGTGCTGTTGAGGCTCGCGCTGCATCATGCTGACACAGACGTTGTACGCGGCGAGGAGGCAAGGGCCATGGCTGAGGGACGAGTACATGCCAGGCGACCCGTGCGCTCGGGAAACGTCGATGACATTGTAGATGTGGTCCCGCAGTTGGTCCTGCATGGCTTTGTCCACTTCGGACGCCATCACCCATGTCGCGGGGAAACCCTCAGTTGGGGTCACGTTCCACGAGGGTGCATCCGACTTCGCCCGTGGAGCGCGGGTTGCCGCGGTTGGGGGGGGCGGAATCGGTGTGCGCCCACGACCACGGCCTCCGCGACCCCCTCTCCCCGCGCTGCGCCCACGACCTGGCGTCGGAGCCGGCCCGTTCTGTGCCGGCGGCGCGGGCTTGGGCGCTCGAGAGGGTGGGGGGGGCGGGGGGGGGTTGACAGATGGGCCGGGAACGGCCGGAGTGGCTGCCACCCCTGGTTGTGCGCCCAGAGCCTGCGGGCTCACCGCTGCAGGCTTGACCACCCACTTCTTCTTCGGAGCGGCCACGGGTTGGTACCGGGGGGTGGCGGCGAGGGCAGCTGTGGCAGCCGGCAGGAAGAAGTCGTACCGCTCGAAGCAGATGGCGGGAATTCGGCGCCTCATGATGCCCACCTGATCCACAACGTGCGCCTCGTACTCGCTTCGCGGCACCCGGGTCAACCCGCGGACTGCAGCCTCAACCCAGGAGCGCAGCATCGTCTCCATCGACACCTGCAGTTCCGCGCGACGTGCGGAAAAGAACGCGCACAGTGGGCATGGAATCCTGTGAGGAGGCATCGTCGGGGCGTGGCCGGGATCACAGATGCATCGCTTGTGCAATGGGCATCTCTCGACACAGACACACGCCATGTGTTCACGCTCCGAGTGCAGCATGAGCCCCGCTTCGTCCATGATGTTGGCCAGACGCTGTCGGATGGGTCGGGCAGCTTTTGACGCGATGGGGGGACATCCTGCCGGCCACAGTTCCGCAATGAGCGACTGGTCCTTGAGGAACCGAGACTGGTACACGTTGGCATACACCTCCCCCGCTTCTTGTGCAGCTGCAGGTACGCCGAGGATCTCCTGACGGCATGCGAACAACGCTCGGTGCAGTATGGCGAAGCGCGGGAGACTACGCATCACAACGACGCCGCGGAGGTCTCCTGCTGCGATGAAGTTGTGCACGTCCTGGACGTTGATCCTCACGATTGTGCCAACGGGGACATCTGCGTAGAACCCGTACCGGTGCATGAGGGCTGTCTTGGCCACCGGAAGAGCTACCGGAAGATGGTCGTAGTCGCTAAGATCGGCACCGACTTCTGCTGGTGTGCCGATCACAGGCTCTGCTTCATCATCTCCCCTCCTGATGTGCGGGCGCCGGTGTCTCTTGGACTTCTTCTTCTTGGCCAGGTCTTCCGCGGCCACGAACCCCTGCCGCTTTGCGGGGCCTAAGGCACGAGTGGTTTTCACCCGCTGTTTCAGGCCTGTGGGCTTCCTGCCTCGGATCCTCACGTCCGGCAAGCCCATTTCGGACGGCAACACCAAGCGGACGCGCCGCCCGGTCGCCTCCTCTCGTGCGCGAGTGTAGTCATCCGACTCAGCACGGTACAGCGCATCATGAATCCTGCGCCGCCAGGCCTTCTGCCGAACGGACACGGGCATCGCGTCCCAAACTACGAGACTGACCTTCGGCAGTTTGAGGGGTCGCGGCGGTTTACCGGCCGCGACCGCGGTGCGCTGTTTGCGCCACGACAACGCGAACGGACCAATGATCAAGTCCGTCTTCGCGCGGAGGGCCTTCAGGGCCCGCCTCCGCTCGCGTCGCCTTTGATGACGCGTCTTCACGGACAACAATTGAGTCTCCAACTGTTTGATCCGCATGTTGGCCTTCATTACGCTGTTGTAATTGCGCAGAAAGCCCCGACGCGCGTCCTCCAGGCGCTTGTTCAGGTCCGTCTTCAGCTGAAGGAGTGCGCGTTGGTCACGACGCCGGATGTTTCCCTTCTTGTCAGCTTTGACGGTCCTCTTGACCACCCCAAGCCCGCCATTCCGTTCGCGGAAATCTGCACGGGCTGTCGGCATCTCCTGCCCCAAAGTCGCATCATCTGCGCCCAAGGTTGTTGTTTGATGGTCGGTTGTGCTCATACTACTGCTAGTCCACACACAAACTAGCACCCCCCCA